AAGCAATCTGAAGATTTATAATCTAAAGAAAGGAGTTACCGAAATGTCTAAAGGTAACGAAATCAAGTTTGGTGAGTACTTTAACTTACCGAATCCCGGCTTGCGGTCGTATCTTGACAATGTCGTCAAAGGCCAGCCGGATGAGTACCGGACAACTTTTGCCAAAGGTTGTTCTCTAGCACAGGTTCTTGCAGATTGGAAGCCCACGATCGAAGAAATTGGCGATAGGTGGCCCACTCTGCTTGAATTTGAAAATGACCTCGCGAAGAAGGTCGGACCGATGTCCATCCAGAAGCCTCTCGATGAGCGGATGGAGGATATTGATCATTACTACACCATGGTTCAGAACCCTGGTGAACCCATTTCAGTTAAGGCGATTAGCGCAACTCTTGCTGAATGGGGCAGTGCCCGTGGACTGCATCTTAGGGATCAGCAGCGGACCGTAGACAATATGAAGAAGTCTACGAACTCTGGATCTCCGTTCTTCAGCAAACGCAGAGCAGTAGTTGGTAAAACAATGCCTGTTCAGTTAAGGTCTGAGGGTCTCTCCACCAATATGACCATTGACGGACAAAGCTGGAAACCCTGCGCTGTATTAGGATGGCGAGGCCAAGAGGGTGGTCCCAATGAAGATGATGTGAAGCAGCGAGTGGTTTGGATGTTTCCATTCGGTGTTAACATCTGTGAGTTGCAGGTCTATCAGCCACTCATACTTGCGGCGCAACGCAAAGAGTTGGTCCCTGCCTGGGTTGGCATGGAATCCGTGGATCGGCGTATTACCCGTATGTTCGATACCAAGGGTGAAAAGGATCTGATAGTCTGTACGGATTTTTCTAAGTTCGACCAGCACTTTAACTCCAACCTGCAGGATGCAGCGAAGACCATATTAGCTGGCATTCTCACACCTGACGCTGAAAGTCGTGACTGGTTGACAAACACGTTTCCCGTGAAGTATACTATACCTCTATGTTATAACTGGGGACAAATCCGCTCCGGTTACCACGGGATGGGTTCCGGATCTGGTGGAACCAATGCCGATGAAACCTTGGTTCACCGCACTCTTCAGTACGAGGCGGCGCAGGCCAAGAACCAGAGATTAAACCCAAATTCGCAGTGCTTGGGTGATGATGGTATTCTCACTTACCCTGGCATTACTGCGGAGGATGTAATGCGTTCATATACTGCGCATGGTTTGGAGATGAATCCTGATAAGCAGTACGTGAGCACACAAGACTGCACATATTTGCGTCGGTGGCACCATCGGAATTATCGTGTT